GTTTGTTCTACTTTTTTATTTTCAGTTTCATTAGACATTTATATATACTCCAGTTGTAATTTATTTATATCAAAGTTTTATTTAAAAATCTATATATTAGTATTTTCTGCTAACTTTAATTCTTTTACTTTTTCATTTTTCTGTATTGCTTTTGCTATCATTTCTATTTTTTCATCTGGGTCTAAAGTTGCTACTATAGGAAACTCCTCTTTAAATATTTCTTCATACAAATCATAAAAATCTGTTGGTGTTCTTGCTTTTAATAATTTATCTAATCTTTCTTTTTCTGATAATGCCATTTTTCCCTCTATAATTTTTCTAAAATTTCTAATCTTTTTTCAAATTCTTTAACTGTATTAGGTATAATTTCTTTTGCAACTGCATAAGCCTTTTTGTCGTGTCTTATTGCAAATAAATTAGCAAAAGTTTCTTTTTCTACAGCACCCCTTCTTCTATAATATTTAACTCCGTGACCCCACGTATTATATGTTGTTTGAAAAGTACCCCTCATTAAAGCATCAACTATATCACTTACTTCTCCAAATCCATCACCTTTTAATTCTGTTAATGTAGTGTTATAACCTAAATTAGGGTCGTTGTCTAAAAATACTTTTTTAGTCTTTCTAATTCCAATTTTTGCAAATAATTTATCTGCAACATCTCCTTTTCCCTCATATTTAATTTTAAAATCATCATATTTATCTCCAAATAATTTTTTTCTATCTTTTTTTATAGCATCTATAAAACCTTGATTAGATTCCGACCAAGCAATATTCCTACTTTTGTTAGATACATAGTCTATATGGTGTCCATATTCGTGAGCAATAACATAACTTTTTACATTTCTGTTTTTTGCATTTAACCTAGCCCTTAATTCTTGGCTACCAGCATAGTATTTTCCATTTTTTGTGTTTTTAACTACTTGTGGTTTATCTAACTTGTTAACTATAATTTTTTGTTGATCAGTTAATTGTGAATTGAAATCTGTGTCATAATCTTTTCTTATTGCTTTACTTCCTCTATTTAACAATGCTCCTATTGATATGTCAGACACTAATGATCGCCTTGTGGGTGGTGGTGTTTCTTCTATTACTTCTTCTGGTGGTACTTCATCAAGTTTTTCTTCACCCCAAGATGGGTCTGTAGGTATCCAAGTATGTCTACATCTATAACCACCTCTAACTATAAAAGGATCACCAGTAGACTTTCCAGCCCATGACCTACTATTCCAAGTATCTCTAATTTGTTCTTCAGTTAGTGTTTTACCTAACATACTTACGCAGAAATCTCTACTATCTCTTACTAATGTACCAGTATAAGTAAAATGATTTAATCCACTTTCTTTTGCTTTTGCTATAGTGAACTGACCATGAAACTGCATAACACTATCATGTGCTATCTGACCAGCATACCTTCTAAGATTATTACCAGCCCTATCACTAGCATATTGAGTATGTAATTTTCTAACAGCATCTTCTACTTGTAGTTTCATACTACTATTAAATTTGTTTTCATTGACAAAATCTACCAATTCGTTTATTTCTCTTTGGTTTGATTTTTTATACACCCCATTAATGTGTGATCTAATATTAGTAACCATGTCCTCAAAAGGTCTACCAGCTATGGTACTCTGATATAATTCATCATTAATAACTTTAATAAATCTTTCGCCTATATCTTCAAAGCCAGAGTAACTTTGAAACTTTAGTGCATTGATAGTAGATAAATTTACTTCTGTAAGACTTTTAAATTTATTAGGAATAGGCATTTCTCCAAACTCATCTAATACTTGTTTTGCTATCTTATTATATTCCTCATTAATAATTAGATCAGCTTCATTCAAAAAGCTGTTTTCTACTAATTGTTTTATTTTTGGTCTAAGTTGAATTGCTATTCTTTGTGATACAAGTTGACCATTAGTGGATCTAGTAACCTCTTTTACAACATCTTCTTCTAGCTTATATAATACATTTATTATGCGTTCTTCATGCTGATCTGCTAATTTTTCTAATATCCTAGACATAATTTATAAAGGAAAGTTTTTCTTCCATGCTCTTATTGACCAATATGCTGGTGATAATGTTTTTTGACCTTTTACCTCTTTTAGCACCCCACCCATTCTAGCTAAAAATGACTTCTGCCTAGCTGGTATGTTTTTTTTAATACTCATACCCCTTGCACCAAAAGTAACTTTTTTTACTTTCCCAGTAGATTTTTCTTTCACATATACACCAAATTTTTTTCTTTTTGATTCACTAGCAGATAATCTAAAAGGTTTGTTCAGTTTTACTTGTCTACCTCTATATTCTGCCATTACTTTTTTCTCTTCCTTTTACTTGCTCTTCTAATTAAATCTCTATCAAATGTTCCTGATCTACCTCTACTAATTAGTTTATTTACTCTAGCCATAGCCCAAGCGTTCATAGGTATGCGTGGTCTACTACCAGAACTAAGAAATGCACCTTGTCCTCTACGAAAACTAGCTTTCAAATCAGCTAGATTAAATAATTTAGATTTCTTTGCTTTTTGTTTTAGTGTTTTTATAGTAGATGCTGATAAAGGTTTTCTTTTTACTGCCATTACACCCTCGTTCTTCTTCTCAATAATGATCTAGGTATTCTTGCACCACTTTTATATAATGCACTAACTTGTTTTATTAAACTAGCCCTCATGGTGCGTTTTGACCCCTTTAAACCTGATAAATACTTTTTGGGTATCTTGGTTTTTTTATCTTTAGGAACTCGCTTCTTCTTCCGTTTCGCCAACTGTTACTCCTTCTACATTAGTAGTTTGAAACTGACCTCTAACTGATCTTGAGTTGTCAATCTCTTCGTTTATTGTTTTTATCTTATCATTATCATCTATAACTGTATCTGCTATCTGCTTGTCTATTTCTTTGTTAAATGTTTCTGATTTTACACCACTTGCTTTTGCCATTTGTAAATATTGCATATCGTTTGCCCAATCTCTAATATCAAAAGTGTCTGGATAATTAACAGAACCATCAAACTCTTTTTCTAACCAATTAGCAAATAAACCCCAGATATGTTCCTCTGCGTTTTCTAAATAATCTGCCTTTTCTGATAGTCTTGCATTTAGTAACTGAAACTCTGTTTGTAATGCTATACCACTAGCTATTTGTCCACTTGTTGCTCTTACTGAACCCATGTGTGTGATTCTATCTATGGCATCTACTTTATTTTGAATACATTTCATTATACCATCAAGGTTTTGACCACTAGGCTGTATGATATAAGGTTTAAGAGAACTATCCATATCTTCAGGTATTTCAATAATAGAACCAGCACCAGCACTAGCTTCTACATTAGGGGTTTTTACTAAACTAGGGTGGTTGGCTAGTCTTATCAGTTGTTCTTTTTCTGAGTAATCATTATAAATAGATTGCTGTAAGTAAGCTACATCTGACAAATCACTTATACCTATTGGTCTTTTATTCCCTCTTAGGTTGTAAACATTTACTGCTGGAATAACTCCTATAGGATTTGGTATTTCTTCTAATAGCTTTGCATCTCCTTCTTCATATTCCTTCTCGTATTCCTCCACCTCATAAGTGCTGATAGTTTCTTCTGTAAATACTTTTATTATGGCTCTTTCTGAATTTATATCTTCTACTACAACTAAATAATCTAAATAAAATCTACCACTACTTGCTCTGCTGTAATTCCAGTTAACAATGTTTTCAGGTGTATATATTGACACATAAGGTCTAATATCTTGTGCTAGTTCTTCTGCTCTAGTTTTTGCATTACTCTGTGGTTTATCGACAATTACCCAGCAATTTCCATAAATAGATGCGTTCATTTGAACTTCCCTCATAACTGTATTGAAACTTCTGCCATCTAAATCAGCATCTTTAATAAAAGATTGCAGTTGCTCATCTCCATCTAAACTTCCATAATCTCTTGTGGGTGGTACTCGCCATAGAAAGCTGGTGTATATTTGCACAACATTTTTACAATGATTATCTAGTGGAGTATGCCTTATCCTTGCATCATACTCTTCAGGTGATTCTAATATATATCTGTGTAAGTAATAGCCGTTTTTGTAATCGTTGCCACCTAAATAAGACCTGATATAAAACTCCCAGTTCTCTATGTTAGCTTTCCATAAATGATGTTTCTCTTGTAATTGTTCTCTGTTCATTTAACTCCACCTCTTTTGCTCAGTTGATACAAAATTTCTTCTAATAGGATAGTTGTATTCTATCAAGTAACCCAAAGCATCATTCATGTGATCGTAACCACTATCCTTATCTGGTATATGAGTTCCTTCTTTGTATATCTGTCTTTCTATACTCTTTATGACATTTTTACAAGAGTTTAAAATAAATAAACTACTTTTACCAGCAACATTTTTTAGTTTTGAGTTAACTGCGTTTATTCTATCTCTGACCAATGGTGCTGTATTCTTGCATTTTACCTCATAACCAAAGTTTTTTAATATTGCTAAATCTGTTGTGCCACCAGCAGATGTTTTTCTCTGTCTTGCACTTGGATCAGGATATACAATTATATTTTTATGTTTATATCTTGTTTTTATTTCTTCG